TGAGCTTCGCGGCGAGGTCGGCTGCGGACTTCTCTGCGGCCTTCCTTGCCTCTCGCTCAGCGGCGAGTGCCTTCTTGCCCGGTTCGCCTAGTGCCTCGACAGGGTCGCCCTGCGGGGCCTCAGCCGGCGTTGCCGGGGTGGGGTTCTCTGCTGGTGTCTCCGACATATGGGGTCTCCCAAATCGCTTGGGTGGAACCCGTCCCGAATCGCCCGGGCCGGGTAGTCAATGGGTCAGCGAATGAAGCCATTCGCTTTCAAGAGCCGCAGGTAGTCCTCGCGGTCTGTGGCAATCTCACGGATCGTCTCGGGCATGAGCCGGGGGCGGTTCGCGCGGGCGTACCGGGCGCCGCGGTCACGCACATCAGAGGCGCGGGACGGCGACAGGAACTGGTACGCGTACCCGCGACGGGTCACACCCTCCGACGTGGTCAAGATGCTTCGGCCACCCACCTGCGCCTGCTTCATGCCACGACGGGCGTTCACCACTTGATTGAGGTCAGCGCCCTCGCGGATCGCCTCAGCGCCGGCCTTCGTGAAGATCCGGTCCTGATCCTCGGAGGAGAGGGAGTCGAAGTATTGCCGCGAGTCCAGAACAAACTCATCGGCGAACGCCTCCGACACTGGCACGTGCCGGCAGTCGCAGCGCGGGTGACGCTGAAACGCGACCGAATCCGCGTACCAACGGCCCGCCAAGATCGCGCACCGCGAGCACGACGGCAGACTGAGCGCCCGCACATACCCGCCCACACGGTGGTTCCCCATCTGCGTGGTCTCCACCGCGCGGGCCACATCCGCCAGCAGGGTCGCCGTGGCCGTCACCAGCCACTTACCCGTCTCCGACAACGCCTGCTGCGTCGTAGCCCCACGAGCCACCGCCTGCTTAGCGATGATCGGGGCATTGCCGTACAGGCCCGCAGACGGGCGCCCAGACCCATCCACACCAGCGAACGCACCCGGCACAACCTCACCAGCCGGGGCCAGAAACCGCGCCTGCCCAGTCTCCTCGAGCACGTCCGGGACGTACCCCATCGCACCCTCAACAACCCGGGCCGACGCCGCCTCAACCGTCGTCAGCAACAGAGGCGCAACCGCCGCATACGACGAATCGAACTCCGCGCCCATCATCCGCCACGCCGCACGGACCCCCACCACGGCCTCAGCCGTGATCCGCTGCTGCGACCGCTGATACGACTCAGTTGCCGCCGGCAACGTCTGCATCGGCACCGGTCAGCCCCTTCGCCAGGAACGACAGATCCAGGGCAGCCATCTCGGCGGCCTCCTGGCGCAGGTACTCCCGCTCCTTCGCCTTCCGGGCCTCAGACCAGCCGAGCTCGTCCCAGTACCCCTCACGCGAGATGACACCCAGCGAACGACGCTTCGACAGGGCATCCTCACGCTGCGACACCGTCGGCGTGCCCGGGTCGAACCAGTCGACCCGCACCCGGTTGCCCTGCACCCAGTCACCCGTCGCGAATCGCAGAGTGAGAGCACCGACCCAACCCAGGGTCATGCCGACCTGCTCGTTGTCCGACTCGATCGACCGGATCAGGCCAATCTCGTCCGCGATGATCGCACCCTCAGCGGGCGGGTTGACCGACGTGATACCCCAGTACCGCACCGGGAACCCGGTGACCGTCGACGCCTGCTTGCCGTAGATGTTCAGCGCCGTCTCGAAGTTCTTCAGGTCCGCAGCCGTGAGCTGCCCAACCTTGGCGTTCTCCTTCGTCAGCATGTGGATCGCGTCGAAGTACGCCTCGAACATCGGGATCGGCTTGTTCTCCGCGTCCACAAAGTCACCCTTGGACACGCCCGTCATAAACATGCGGGGGATGCCGTGGGCCTCCTGCGCGAACTGCAAGTTAGTCAGCGACCTCGCGGCGGCGTCCACGATCGGGATCAGGTCCGTCATCTCAGACTCGCCCGACCACTGACCCGACATGCGCCGGTTAAGGTGCATCACCACCGGCACCGCACCGAGGTTGTGCTGGTCGCGGTCAACCTCAACCCACCGGCCACGATCCTTCTGCGCCCACACCGTCACATCAGGCAGGTACAGGGTCGCGAACTGTGGCCCACCCGTCTCCGGGGTGTCCCCGTACAGGCGGCACGCGGACGTAACCACCTCACGCAGGGGGTCAACGTCCGCGGACATCTCCCGCGGCGACTCCACCCGCACCCACGGCAGGCTCGGATCCTCCGCGTTCGTCCCAACGGACATGAACGCACGCCCGTAAACCATCCGGTCCGCGTTGAACATCGCCACATGAGCCGACAGGTTCGACGCGTCCCAAATCGCCCGCAGACGAGGGTCAGCGGTCTCCTCACCCGGCAGAATCAGCGACCGCACCTGCTGACGCTGGTTCTTCGTATCCACCAGAGTCCGGCACCAGTTCGCAACCACCAGGAACCGCCGCATAGACGGCGGAATCGCCATCCCCAACTGCTCCACCCGCTGCTGCCCGGTGTAATACCGCCACAACAGCTCGTCCCTGCCAGACGAAACCATGAGCTTCTTGTGATGACCCTCAATCAGGGCCGTCTCCTCGGAAGAAAGTGCCACAGGTGCCTCCCTTCCAAGGGGTGTCAGCGTGGTAGACGGAAATACGTAGGTCCGGTGTCGGCCCAACCCGAGGCCCGCATGTCCGCGGCAGCCTCATGGGCGAGAATGTCGGCCATCAGAACGTCGATCTTCTGGTGCTCGGACGGCTTCCCGAGGATGTACTTATCCCCAGGCTTGGCGATCTTCCGGGCGTTCAGGGCGTGCGTGCGGGTCGTCTTGCACCCGTCATGCGTCGTCGTGCCCTCGTTGCTGTCCACGAGGAACCGGTCCAAGGCGTCATACATGCGACCGATCTGGTTCGTCGGCCACTGCACAACCACGTCCTCACCATGCTCGAGCGCCCACGCGTCCGCCTGCGTCTCCCAATGGCGGGGGTCCATGTAGAACCGCGCCACGTGGTAGTTCGCGAACAGCTCAGCGACCGCGGCCTGAACCTCGGACCGGGGCACGTTCCCGTCCCACTCCGCCGGGTCCCAGATCGTCGGCCGCTTGTCCGGCCCATACGTCGGCGTGAACCGGAACCCGTCGATCGTCTCCGCCCGGATCGACGTCCAGTCGTTGTTCAACGACCCGTCCATGCCCAGCGAGACCCGCTTCTCAGACGACGGCTCAGCGGCCTTCGTGCGGTCCCACAACGCCTCCGGCATGTACGACCCAAGTCCCTGCACCAACCGGTTCCCATAGAACCGCTCAGCCTGCGCCGGATCCGTCTCAAGCAGCTCCGCCGCCTCAGACTCGATCGCGTCCAGATCAACCCACGGGCTGCCCTGATACACGTACTCGTGGATCTTCTTCCGCTCACGCTTGTTTCGGTACGACAGATCAGCCGGCGGCTTCCGGTAGAACCGGAAAATGTCCTGCGACTTCGACTCATACGTCTGCTGAGCCGCACTGTTGTCCATCGGGTCCCACGGGTTCGTCGTCTCGATCGAACGACCACCCATACCAGCCAGACCACGCCGCATCGTCTGCGCGACCTTGAGGAGCTTGTTGGACGGCGTGTACAGGCCCGTCTCGTCGAAGATCGCGAAGTTGATGGGGTTACCCAGTTTCGAGTTCGCCGCCGCCGTCACCGGGTCGATCCGGCCATCCTCAGGCAGGCGGATGAACCCCTCACGGACCTTCATCCGCTCCGCCAGAGGGCCGCGGCGGATCATGCCTTGCAACGGCCGGTAGACGTTGTCGACCTGATCCTCAGACGTGGCAAGCAACTGAATCAGCGACGTCGGCCGAACCATCCCCATCGGGTCACCAGGCTCGTACTCGTACACGAACCCGCACCCGCACCCGTCATCCTCACACCGGTAGACCTCGCCACCAGCAGCCCAACCCGCGAACAGGCACGGCCCCACAGCCTCAAACGTCACAATCGACGCCGACCACGGCCCCTTACCCGTCTTCTGCGGACCCACCACCTGCGAACGCCGGTAGAAGAACGCCGGCCCCAACACCGGACGGTCAGGGTTGAACCTCAGCCCCGCCTTCACCCGGTAATGGTTCACCGTGCACCACAGCTGCCACCCGTCATGCACGAACGGCTGCCCCAGGGCGAACCCGTCAGCGACTACGCAATGCGCTTCGATCCAGTCCGCGGCCAGGAACCCGAGAGTAGGGAAGTCGACAACGAACTCATCAGGAGCCATTGCCGTTGACGACCTTCAACTTCGACCTCGAAGACGACCTGGGTGCTGCGGACGGCTTCTCGTCTCGCTTCACTGCGGTCTCATCGACGGCGATAGCCCAGCCGTTCTCCTTGAGGC